CTTTCCCATGGTGATGGCCGAGCTCGCTCCCATCTTGGGAGCTGGGCGACTCCCAAGAGCCTCGACAACAGCGCTGATGCTGTCTGACGAGCAGCCTTCATCACAACACGCGCTCTCGAGCCAGTCACTTAACGCCCTCAGGTCCAGGTCCTTCCCTGTGTGCGGGAGTTTAGTGGATGAGGCAAGAGAGCCGTCCCCCCGAAGGAGGACGGCCGCGCCTTGTTTCCCTGGGTCCATGCCCAGGTACAGTTTAGAAGGGGATGTTGTCGTCATCGCTGAGCTCTGCTGCTGGCGCACCACTGAACTCGTCATCAACGACCTCGTTGAAGTAGAAGTTCGGGTATCCACTGGCTGAGGTCTTCTGGCGCATCCGGATCTTCTTCCCCACAAGGGAGGAAACGATTGAGCCGGCGTGGTTCGTCCCCTTGTCGTAGACCGTCTCCACCGAGGGCATCTCCCCCGTGAGGAGCATGAGGTCTTCGGCCAAGATCTTCAGGCCAACCTCACTCGCAGTCTGGAACTTCTCCACGTACTTGCCCTTACACAGGCCATCGACGACCTCGAGGCCCCACTTGTAACGCTCCTTGGTCTGCTTTCCGTCGTCGTAGAACCAGTAGTCGAACGAGGTCACCGTCACGACGTACTCGCCGTCCTGGATCTCATCCCGGTCTCGTCTTCCACCACCGCTAGATTTGGGGGGTCTTGGGGTGATGGTGTTCCACATGTCTGTAATGCTCATTCTTCAGTCTCCTTGGTCTTGGCCTCAAAGGCCTTCTCAAACGCGACCTCAAGGGCCTCGTAGTTCAGTTCAAGTAGTTGGGGAAGGGGTCGTCCGAGTTCGCCCCGAGAGCCGCACTCGATCTGAACCTTCCCGTCTCGGTGGGGCGCGGTACGAAGGGTCCGGTTTCCCTCCTCGTCCATCTCCGCTCGGAAGATGAAGTCAACCACCCCGTGGAGCACCTTCCTGGCGCTGCCCGGGAGGGCCGAAGTCACGAGGACCTCGCCGCTTCTCTTCCCCTGCTCGTCTACCTCAATCTCCCTTCGCTCGTGGCTGATGAAGATGACCGACATGCCAAGGCCGCGAACGGTGGCAATCGCGTTGGTCAGCTTCCTTCGGGCGAGTTTGTAGCCCTTCCCGTAGCCGGCATCACCGAGGTCATCCCAGCCGTTGGCACGGCAGACATCGTCCACGAGGAACTCGTAGAGGTTGTCAACCGTGTCGATGACGAGGGTTTCCCAGCGGTGCTTTTCTTTGCTCTTCTTGAGCTCCATCACGACGTTCCGGAAGTCTGTCCAGTTGGCAATCTGCATGTCCGCGGCTTCCATGGCTGCGGTTCCGGGCTCGGTTGCGAGGAAGAGGGCCATTGGCCACCCGTTTGCCCAAGTGGTCTTCCCAATCTTCGGTGGTCCGTAGATCATCCAGAGGTAGGACGATTTCGTCCTGTGTGGCTTGTGTCTCTCAGTCGGTATCTGAACAGCGCTCATGCCTTCTCCTCTGTGCCCTGGCCCAGATCCTCTATCACCTCGAGAAACTCTGCCGTAGCAAGCGGATCTCCGACGGAGGCCCTCTTCTGTCGGTAGGTCCAGAGTTGTCTGGCCGCTCGCTGTCTTACCTTTTCGAGCTGGCCCTTGGGCCCAGTTGCCCAGGCCCTTGTCGCCCCGTCGGGGCCTTGGTGCATGACTATGATTTGTTTCGCTGCCGTGTTCATTGAGTCGCTCCTTCCATTCTCAGTTCTTGGTGCGGTCTATCGACCGTCTCGTATGCGTCACGGGTAACTGCCCCGCAACAAAGGTCAAGGAAAGCGCAGCGACCGTACCGGCCGACGCAACTTTCCGTGTTTCTGATGGCAAAGCCACCATTCTCAACTGCAAGGATTCGCTTGTGGATCTCCCAGGCCTCTTGCCTCCAGAGTTCCATCTGCTCCTCCGTCCTAGTAACCATCTCGTGGTGGAAGTAAAAGTCAGGCCTGTCTAGGTAGTCCTCCTTCATTCGTCCGATGTACTGCTCCGGGGTTTCGCCCTTCCTCTGCTTGCTTCCAGGCCACTTGGCTACGGCATAGAACACCTTCCGAACCGACCGCCCAAGCAGCCTTGAAGCAGCCTCTAGGTACGCCGAGACCTGGAAGTCGATGTCGAGCCTGTCGATGTAACTGGCGTCGAGCCTTGAGGTCGTCTTGAACTCGTAGACAGCCGTCGCGTCGAGCCCATCAAGCACCCCAGAGAAGCGGTGTTTCCTTGAGGGTCGGCCCGTCTCCGGGTTGATGAGGGGGAGAGTGAACTGAACCTCCCGCCGTGCCGGCCAGTAACTCCAGCGCTCTAGGGCTCCAGACACCAGGGCCTCGGCAACGCCCGCGGCCATGGCAAGCTCGTCCCGAGCCTCTTGCCCGAACACCTTGCCTTGAAAGGAGAGGATGTAGTCCGAGGCTGCCTTCGGGTCTCGGTGGTCAATCCCCAGGTGGGCGGCCGTCCCCCGCCTCATGGCCCTCGACTTTGCCGGAGGCCGCAGCAACTCCACGTATTTGTACTTGTGTAGCCTCTGGCACTTCCCGTAAGTCACCAGTTCTGATTGCGTAATCGGTCGCATAGTCTTCCCAGTCCTGGAGCAGATGTTCTGCCCCGCAGTATTCGCAGGTAAAGGTGCCGTCCAAGCGGACAGACACCGTCTCGTGGTCGCAAAAGTCGCAGTAAGTGGGCGTCCTCATCGCGTGCCTCCTTCCTAAGAGGGCCACCCGGATAATACATTTGCCTGTAAATGAAGTCAAGCTGTTGTCTTACATCTGTCATGCCCCTATAGTCCTTGTCTGGAGGTCATAATGACAATAATTAAAGTAACAGGAACCGGACTTTTGCGAGAGTGGACCTCTCGCGAGAGCATTACAAGGCGAGAGGCTGCAGACCGACTCCAAGTCGGTGTCGCCACGCTGGACTCGTGGCTGCAGGGCAACCGTCGCCCTGGCCTTGCCGCTGCTCGGGTTATCGAGGAAGCCACCAACGGTCTAGTGAAGACCGATGACTGGCTTACTGAGGAGGAACTCGCGACCGTCCGGTCGGCTCGTCCTTAGCGCTGCGGGGGGTAGGGATGGCGCGAATCCGATCAATCAAGCCCGAGTTCTTCCACCATGAGGGCCTCGCTTCATGCACTCCGCATGCTCGCCTGCTGTTCGTTGCGATGCTGCAGCTCGCGGACAGGTCGGGGCGTTTCCGGTGGATCCCAATGCAGGTCCATGCCCACGCCTTCCCCCATGAGCGCGAGCTCGACATCCCGGCCCTGGCCGCGGAACTCGAGGGGATCGGGTGCATTCGGACCTACACCGTGGGCGGCAAGCGTTTTGTAGATGTAGAAAACTTCACCAAGCACCAGAAAGTACCTAATTCTGAAAGGAAATCCGTACTTCCGCAGGTGTCCCAAGAAACTTTGACAACTTTTGTTGGACACGATGTCAAACAAAGTAGGCATTGGAGGGATGGAGGTATGGAGGGAGACAGTGTCTCTAGTGGTCTGAATGGTAAGGATGTAGACCTTGGTACTTCTGTTAGCAGAATCTGGAATACATATAAAAAGTATCACCCTAGAAGTAGGCACGCTCCTCCCAAGAGTTGGCGAGAGATGGTGGAGGATGCTCTCGGGGAGTACAGCGCTGACGAGCTTTGTCTTGTTGTCCGCTGGGCGAAGGAGAGCAGGGACTACTCGTTCCAGCGAAGTAAGAAGCTCGACAAGCTCAACAACATCCTCGCCTTCACAAAACTGCCGGGCAGGATCGAGTCTGCCCTGGAGTGGGCCGGGGTGGCGACTTCCCTGGAGTCGTACCTTGAGGCGAACGCTCAGGCTGCCATCAGGTACAAGGATGAGTTCGAGCAGGGGGGCAGGGCCATGGACCCGGGCACCCTCACCCACTACATGCAGGAGTATGGCCTTCCGGTTCCGTCTCCTGACATCGAGGCGAAGGTGATCAAATGGTTGATGAAGAGGAAGGTGTAGGAGAGATGTTTTCATTCAGTACTGAGTCTTCAGAGCGGGCTCTTGTTGGTGCGGTGTTCCTTGGCGGTGAGCGTGTTTTCTACGAAGCGGAGTCCCTTGGGTTGAGGGAGGACCACTTCTCGAAGCCGGGTAACAGGCTGCTCTGGGCGGTCTTTCGTGACGGCCTTGAGGGTGGGGTCAAGCCAGACGTCGGGATGATCTACGAGCGACACGAGCGGGACATCGTCAAGTTCGGAGGCTTCTCCTGGTTGAGCAGTTTCAGTGGTGCCTGTGGCTCCATCCACCATGTCCCCAGTTACGTGGACCGGGTGATCGCCGGCCACCGTCGAGCGAAGATCCTCCACGCAGCTCGGCTGGCCCTCGAGGCCGGCAAGTCACCAGACAACACGGCGGCAGACATTCACGCCCTCCTAGAGGGGGCTCTGAGTGACTCTGCGGGTGAGGTTGGCGTTGGGTCCGAACTAGAAACAGCAGAGAGCCTCGTCATGGACTGGGC